TTACTACCGGAGGAAATATTAGGTCCTCTTGGTTCAACGTTAAATCAAAACTACATGGATTACAAAACGTCTAGAAAAGAATGGGAGCATTCTTACATTCAAGGTCTAGATCTATTAGGATTTAAATACGAACAACGAACAGAACCCTTTCAAGGCGCAGCAGGTGCAACGCATCCTGTTCTAGCTGAAGCAGTTACGCAATTCCAAGCGTTGGCTTACAAAGAATTGTTACCGGCCGACGGACCTGTAAGAACACAAATTATTGGTGCACCAAGTCCACAAAAAGAACAACAGTCTCAACGGGTAAAAGAATTTATGAATTATCAGTTGATGGATAAAATGAAAGAGTATGAACCTGAGTTTGATCAGATGTTATTTTATTTACCTTTATCAGGATCCGCGTTCAAAAAAATTTATTACGATGATCTATTACAAAGAGCAGTTTCTAAATTTGTACCTGCAGAAGATCTCGTGGTCCCTTATTCAGCAACCTCACTCGAAGATGCAGAGTCTATTATTCATGTCCTTAAAAAATCAGAAAATGATTTACGTAAACAACAGGTCTCGGGTTTTTATAGAGATGTAGAATTAGGAAGGCCCGCGGACAACGAATCTGCTTTAGAGAAAAAAGAGAGAGAACTCGAAGGAGTTAAGAAAACAGTTAACGAAGATATGTTTACTTTGTTAGAGTGTCATGTCAATCTTGACCTAGAAGGTTTTGAAGACAGAACGGCTGACGGCGAACCTACAGGAATTAAACTTCCATACATAGTAACACTAGAAGAAAGCTCAAGAGAAATTTTAGCAATCAGAAGAAACTATGCAGTCGACGATCCAAAAAAAGAAAAGATAACTTATTTTGTACATTTTAGATTTCTACCAGGACTAGGATTTTATGGTTTTGGTTTAATACACATGATCGGCGGTTTATCTAGAACCGCAACATCTGCCCTAAGATCATTGTTAGATGCCGGTACGCTTTCCAATCTACCGGCAGGATTTAAAATGCGTGGTATCAGAATGAGAGATGATGCCCAAGCGATTCAACCAGGAGAATTTAGAGATGTGGATGCACCAGGTGGTAACATCAAAGATGCTTTTATGGCTTTGCCATTTAAGGAACCATCGCAAACACTTCTACAACTAATGGGGGTCGTAGTATCAGCCGGTCAAAGATTTGCATCGATCGCTGATATGCAAGTAGGCGATGGGAACCAACAAGCGGCAGTGGGTACGACCGTAGCGCTGTTGGAAAGAGGAAGCAGAACAATGTCTGCAATTCACAAAAGAATATACGTAAGTTTGAAAGCAGAGTTTAAACTTCTTGCACGTGTATTTAAATTATACTTACCTAACGAGTATCCGTATGATGTTGTGGGTGGTCAAAGAACGATTAAGCAATCAGACTTTGATGATAAAGTAGATATACTGCCAATTGCTGATCCAAATATATTCTCTCAAACACAAAGAATATCTATGGCTCAAGCTGAATTGCAACTTGCGCAATCCAATCCTCAAATGCATAATTTATACAATGCTTATCGTGCAATGTATGAAGCGTTAGGAGTTAAGAACATAGATCTTATTTTAAAACCACAACCACAGCCTCAACCTATGGACCCAAGTGTTGAAGCAATTATGTCTTTATCAGGAAAACCTTTCCAAGCATTCAAAGGTCAAGATCACAAAGCCCACATTACAGCTCATTTAAATTTTATGACAACATCAATGGCTAGAGGTAATCCTATGGTAACAGGGTCTATGCAAAAAAATATTTTTGAACACATTTCTTTGATGGCATTAGAACAAGTTGAAATGGAATTCCAAGATCAAATAAGACAATTACAAATGATGCAACAGAATCCTGCTGCAATGCAGAATCCTGAGATGCAACAACAAGCTATGAATTTAAATATGCAGATCGAAGCTAGAAAAGCTATCTTGATTGCAGAAATGTTTGAAGATTTTGCTAAAGAAGAGAAAATGTTATTAGGTGATTTTGCAAATGACCCTATTGCGAAGCTAAAATCTAGAGAATTAGACATCAGAGCNAAGGATGATTTTGTAAAAGCANANCAAGCACAAGAAAAAATCAATCTTGATAAGATGAAAGCGATGATGAACCAAATGAATAAGGACGAAAAGCTTCAACAAAATGAAGATCTAGCAGAATTACGTGCAGCAACNTCATTGACTAAGCAAGAAATGTCAAATANANGNAAANTTCACGATTTTGGTAGAAATTTNGGNAAAAAATAAGTAGTATAAAACAACTAAGGAGAAAANATGGTAAAAATAACAAAAGTTCTTGGAGTCGGTAAAGATGGTTTCCAAAAAGGTGGAGTTGCAATTGGTGATTCACCTGGAAAAGTAGGTATTGATCCGAGATCTAAAATTCTTTCAAATCAAGATCGTGTTTTTAACCAAATCGAAGAAGGTAATGTCGTTGAGGTTAGAGGTACGAGAAGAATGTTGAAGGATAAAAGTAAAAAAGCTACTTGGTACTAATATGGCTTGGTTTAGTCTAGCAAAGATTGCTTTTCAAGCGGGAAGTAAAATTTATTCTAACCGTCAGAAGACTAAGATGGCTATGTCTGATGCACAATTGATGCATGCAGAAAAAATGGCTCGCGGTGAAGAAGCTTACCAAGGTAAATTACTTGAAGCGAGACAAAACGATTATAAAGATGAATTTGTGCTCGGAATATTGAGTGCACCGATAATTGTACTGGCGTGGGCAGTTATATCGGACGATCCAACTGCGATGGACAAGGTAAATATTTTCTTTGAACATTTCAGTAACCTGCCGAAATGGTTCACTAATTTATGGATTCTCGTCGTGGCGAGTATTTTTGGAATTAAGGGAACACAAATCTTTAAAGGAGGGAAAAAATAATGCCAAACAGAAGATTTAACAAACAAGTCACTAACAGCCGTAAACCTATGATGGGTGGCGGAATGTCTACAGCTAGAAAAGATATGAGATCTGGTTACTACCAAGATGACATGGGCATGCGAGGCGGTGCTATGATGAAAAAAGGTGGTAAAGTAGGTAAAAAGAAACAAGGCTTTAAAGCTAGAAAAGATGAATCTATTGCTATGAGAATTAAAAAGAAAAGAACTAAGAAGCAATTAAAAGCTTCAAGAGATGATTCTTATGGAAGATTCGGAAGTAAAGCTAAGAAGTCTGGTAAAATAAATAAATAAGGAAACATGAAACCAATAAGCAAAAGTAAAAATAAAGGCTTAGCTAAGTTAGCTAAAAAGAAACCTGAGTTAGCAAAAAAATTTGGATACAATCCAAAAAGAATAGTTGCTAAAAGAGGTGGGAAGGCAAGATAATGGCTAAACTTTGCCCAAGAGGAAAAGCAGCAGCGAAGCGTAAATTTAAAGTTTATCCTTCGGCGTACGCAAATATGTACGCCTCTGCAGTTTGTTCTGGTAAAGTTACACCAGGTGGGAAGAAAGGCCGTAAGAAAGCAGCTAATGGTGGTCTGATTAATATGACCAAAATGAGCTTGATAGTATAATGGCTGAAAAAGGATTACGATCATGGGTAAAAGAGAACTGGGTAGATATTGCGAACAAGCGATCCGATGGTTCATACCCGAAGTGTGGGCGCAGTGGTGGAGAAAAAAGAAAAAATTATCCAAAGTGCGTGCCCATTGCAAAAGCAAGAGCGATGAGCAAAGGTCAACGTGCGGGTGCCGTAAAAAGAAAACAAGCGGTAGCTAACACAGGACCTAAACCATCTAGAGCAGCAACCTTTGCAAAAAGAAAAAGTGCTTACGTAGGAGGATTGATATGAAGATGCAACCTTATAATGGAAGTTACATCAAAGGTAACTTAGGTGGAGTCAAAGTTTCAAATCCAAGTTTAGTAAAATACTACGGGGATAAAATTATGCCACGTGATGGTTTTGCAAAAGGTACTAATCCACCAAGAAATAAAAAAAATTTCAGATCTACAAAGTCTGGAGCGGGCATGACAGAAGCCGGTGTCGCTGCCTACAGAAGATTAAATCCCGGTTCTAAACTAAAAACAGCCGTGACCGGCAAAGTGAAAAAAGGGTCAAAAGCTGCAAACCGACGTAAGTCGTACTGTGCAAGAAGCGCAGGTCAATTAAGAAACTCGTCAGCTAAAACTCGTAACGATCCAAATTCACGAATAAGACAGGCACGGAGAAGATGGAAATGTTAAATGAGAAATGGAATAATACAAGCACTAGAAGATAGGTATGAAGCAGAGATATCTGCAGCACACGCTATAATAAATATATACCTTACTAAGTCAGTAGGTAT